GCCAGTCGCGCGATTCGCGAGCAGGTGCGCCTCACGGCGAGCTACGTCAACGGACGACTGACGGTTCGACGCGCCACCCGCGCGAACCTGTCGGGCGCGATCAGTACCCCGTCGCGCGGCCTGCTGCTGTCCCGGTTTTCGACCGAGCCAGGCATTGCCGCCGAGAACGTAAGCTGGATCAAGCCCCCGCCGGCGCCCTACGGCGGGCATTACGTCAAGATCAAGCCGAGCGGCAGCCCCAAGAAAATCGGTCGTGGCGACCCTGGCAACAGCAAGCCGTTCTACATCGTGCTCAAGGGTTCGCGTGCGCTGGGCATTGCGCGGCGCACGGCAGACGGAAAGATCGACGTGCTGCACGGCCCGTCGCTGTCGCAAGTATTCCGCAGCGTGCGAGACGACGTGATGCCGCAGGCGTCAGCGGAGTATCAGGCGCAACTGCTGGATGCGATGCGCTACCTGCTGGTCAAGCGGTATCCGCCGGAGGAATGAGATGAGCGAAATCAACGCAATCGACAAAGCAATCCTTGCGGCGTTTGGGATACCCATGGATCGCGTGGCCGGCATGTCGCTCGAGTTCAAGCCCAATGCGGCGCCAATCCTCACTGTGCGGATTGTCGTCGACGATCAGAAATGCGCCTCTGTGCATGAACAGATCGAGAAGTATCGCCTAGTGCCCATCTATGACTGATCCGGTCCGCGAACAGCTCCTCGCCGCAATCACCGCCGCCGTAGGCGGCGAGTACAGCATTCCGGCGCCCGAGGACGAGCGCGACCTGCCGGTCACGATCGTGCAGGACGGCACGGACGAGGGCGGCAACGGCTACGGCGTGTCGTCGTGGGTGACGCCGGTGGCCGTGGCGACTGCACAGGCAGCCATCGACACATCCGCGATGACGCCGACCGCCGCGCGAGCGGCGCTGCGTGCTCAGGCTCACACGGCGATGGCAGACCTGATCGACGCGCTGTCGGCCGACGAGACTTTCGGCGGCCTCGCCGATGGCATCGACTACGCCGGCCAGGGCATCCAGACCGAGATCGGACGGTTCGTTTTCGCAGAGCTTCAACTTCGCGTGCGGTGGCATCACGTGCGCGGCAATCCGTACCTCATCAACGAGACATAAGGACACCATCATGGGTCAGCCCATCATCCGTTACGAGGCCGGACAGACGGCCTATCCGTTCGAAGCTGCCGTCGATGCCGGCGATCACATCACGTTCGCCGCGTCGTTCGCACCGATCTCCAACGCGGCCGGCGCCGAGCCCGTCGTCGCTCCGTATGGCCTGCTGACCGGCGGCGCCATCACCCCGAGCGTGACCAACAATGTGGTGAACGTCGCTGCGCTCACCGTCAGTGCGGCGGCCACCACCGGCGCCGATGCCAACGGCGTTGTGTCTGTGGCCGGCACCACCGCCACCATCACCCGCCCGGCGACCAACGTCGCCAAGGTGTGTTCGATCACCGTCGATGCAACCGGCGCCGTGTCCGTCGTGGCCGGAACCGATGGCGCCTCGACAACGTTCAGCGAGACCCGCGGCGCCGCGGGCGGCCCGCCGCTGATCCCGGTGGGCAGCGTCGAAATCGGCCAGGTGCGCGTCACCACCAGCACCGCCGCGGTCATCGCGGCCGCGCAGATCTACACCGTGCCCGGCCTGCATGCCGAACTCGCCGCATACCCGGTGTATGCGCTCGACTACGCCACCGGAAAGGTGGAGTTCGCCGACGCGCTGCCGCTGATCCATACCGGCAGCCTGCCAAAGAAGGTGTACATCAAGGGCAGTACGCCGCTGTTCGCGCCGATTCCGCAGACGTCCGATTGGGTGCCGGCCGAAGCCACGTACTCGATCAACTCGACCGATACGTACGACGGCCCGGTCGGCTCGGCGTCGTCGTCGCTTGGTCAGGCGAGCTTCACCGCCATCTTGAAGGACGGCATCACCGACTCGTTCCTGGCGCAGAAGGGCAAGAACATCTGGGTCGAGTTCCGCCCCGACCGTGACAAGAGCGTGCCCAAGCAGCTCACGCAAGGCCTGCTCGGCATCAGCCGCACCTTTCCGGCCGGCGGCGGCAGCTTCTCGGCTGCCTGCACCGTGACGCCGTCGGTCGCCTCGCTGGACTTGAAGTCCTGATCAGCATGGACCTGCAGAAATTCCTGAATGCCGCACTGCGCCCGCGCGAGGAAACGATCGAGGTTCCCGAGCTGGCGCAGTGGTTCGACGAGGGCCAGCCGGCCGTGTGGGTCGTTCGCGGCCTCACGGCGGCCGAGCTGGGGCGCGCCAACCAGGCGGCTGATCGCGGGCTGGAAAACGTCAAGGCCATGGTGGCCGCGCTGGCCGGCGATGGCGACAAGGCCGGCGCCATCCGGTCGGCGATGGGCATCTCCGACGAGGACGTGCCGTCCGACATCAGCCGCCGGATCGAGATGCTCGCCGCCGGGTCGGTGGCGCCGGTGCTCGGCAGCGAAAATCGCGACGTCGCCGTGCGCCTGGCCGAAGCGTTTCCGACGGTGTTTTTCAACCTGACGAACCACATCCTCACCCTGACCGGGCAGGGCGCGGAGATGGGAAAGCCGAAGCGCTCTGGCAAGAGCCCGGAGTAAGGGCGGCGCTCTTTCTCTGCGCAGAGCGCGGGCGGTTTCTGTTCGAGGCGCGGCCGGATCTGTTCCCGGAAGGCTACCTGACCGACGCAGAGACCGCCCTGTGGGGGCTGTACTACAAGGACCGCAATTCGCGGGCGAAGTGATGCAATGGCCGATGCACAGCGCGTAGTCGAACTGATCTTCAAGGGCGTCGACCAGACGGCCGCCGCTACGAATGCGGTGCTCACCAACATGCGCACCGTGTCGTCATCCATCGGCGACGTGACGGGGCCGCTGCGCGACTTTACGGCCGCGGCGGTCAAGTTCGAAGCCGGGATTCTTGCCGCCGGCGCGGCCGTCGTTACCTTCGCCGTGAAGACGGCAAGCGATTTCGATGCGTCATTCCGGCAGATCTCGACTTTGTTCGACGCCAGCGAAGGCGACGTCAAGGGTTTTCGTGACGCGATCCTGCAGTACGCGAGCACGTCGACAAAGTCGCTCGATGACATCACCGGGTCGATTTCGGCTGCCGTCGGCTCGGGCGTCGCATACGGCAAGTCGCTTGATCTGATCGCCACTGCTGAACGCCTGGCCGTGGCCACCCGCGCGGACCTGAAGGGCACGACCGAAGTGCTGGTCAGCACGCTCAATTCCTACGGGATGAGCACCGACCAGGCCGGAAAGGTATCGGACATTTTCTTCAAGGTCATCGCAGACGGCAAGATCGAGATGAACGATCTGTCGCAGTACCTGGCGAACCTCACGCCGATCGCTGCGACGGCAGGAGTGAGCCTGCAGGAGATCGGCGCCGCGGTCGCCACGCTGACCGCCGCCGGCATCCAGCCCAGCAGCGCAATCGACGCACTGCGCTCCGCGATCAGCAACATCATCAAGCCGAGCGAGCAGGCGACGAAGATGGCCGCGGAGCTGGGCATCTCGTTTGATGCCAATGCGCTCAAGTCGAAAGGCCTGGCGGGCGTGCTGACGGACGTGCAGACCGCCACCGGCGGCAGCGCGGACAAGATGGCGCGGCTTTTCGGCGACGTGCAGGGCCTGACGGCCGTCATGACGCTTACAGGCGCGCAGGCCACCCAGTTCAGCGCATCCCTGCAGGGGATGGGCAACGCCGCCGGCGCAGTCGATGCCGCATTCGCGAAGATGACCGGCAGCGTCGAGTCGGCAAGCGCGAAAATGGCGAACGCGCTGAAAGTGCTGCTGGTGAACATCGGTGATCCGCTGCTGAATGAGTTCGGCGGCGTTGCCGAGGCCATCGCCGGCATCTTCAACAGCCTGGGCGCAAGCGTGCAGGGCGGGGCGCTGAAGGGCCTGGTCGCGTACATCGAAAGCCTGTTCGGCGACATCGAAACGACGATGCAGCGCGTCGCACAGAATCTTCCGGCTGCGCTCGAGGCCGCTGACCTGTCAGGATTCCGAAACGGAATCCAGGCGGTGATCGATGCCGTCAAATTGCTGTTCGGCGGCCTCGACATCAGCAGCACGGCCGGGCTCACGAAAGCGATCGAGGGCGTCGGCGCGGCATTTCTGGGGCTGTCGAAATACACCGCTGGCGTGATCGAGTCGCTGAAGCCGGTGTTCGACGTGCTCGTCGAAGTCGGTCGTGGCGCGAGCGAAGCGAACCCCGAGATTTTCAAGCTCGCTGGGACGATCGGAGGCATTGCGACGCAGATCGACATCGCGCTGCCGGCGCTGAATGCGTTGCTCGGAATCCTGATCGTCAAGGAAGGAGCTGGGCTCGTCGGAGCGTTCCGCGGCGCGGCGGCGGCGGTGCCGCTGCTCACGTCTGCGCTCGGATCCGCCGGGCTGGTGGCCGCTGCCGGCGCGGCAGGCTATGCGATCGGAACGGCGCTGAACGAGCCCATCAACAAGCTGGTCAGCAGCCTGACCGGCTCGCAAACCACGCTCGGCGGATGGGTGTTCGACCTCGTGAACGGCGCCGACAAGATCGGCGGTATCGGCGCCACTGTGGACGGTGTACGGATCTCGCTCGACGAACTCAATCAGGGCGTCGAGTCGGGCCGACTGGTGTGGAACGACGCAACCAGCGCATGGACGACGGCCGCTCGCGCGGCGCAGCCGCTCGCCGACGGGCTTGACGGCGTGGCCGGCGCCGTCAGCAAGGTTACGTCTGGGCCGATCACCGAGTATGTCGACGCATTCGGCGCCGTCGTCCGTCGCACGATCGAGAGCCGCGCCGCGCTCGATTCGTGGAACGCTGCGATGCTCGCCAGCGGCGGAGTGGCGGAGCAGGCCGGCGCGGGCATCGACAAATACGGCAACAGCATCACCGCCGCGAAACTGCTGATCGATCAGGCCACCGGTGCGGTGATCGGCTACCAGGGCGCGTTCGATGAGCTGAGCAAAGCCGATCAGGCGACGCTGCAGGGCATCGAGCGGCAAGCACAGGGATTCGGCCAGGTCAGCACGTCGGCGGCGAAAACGGCGGAGGAACTGAAAAAAGCCGAAGAGGCGACGCGCCGCTGGAATGAAGAAGCGGCGAGGATGAACCACGCGGAGAAGCTCAAGCAAATCGAAAGCGCGACGCAGATCACGACCGCCCGCATCCAGGCGGACACGGAGCGCATGAAAGCCGCGTTCGAGTCCGTCGGAACCGCGATCAACAGCACCGGCGAAACGCTGTCGAACATGCTCGGGCTTCTCGGACCGGGGAAGCTCGACCTGCAGGATTGGCGTCTGGTCACGCGCGAAATCGAGAAGGAAAGCGTGCGGCGCGATAAGGCATTCGAGTTGCAGAAAGAGTTGACGGCCGCGCAGATCAACCTCATGCGCACGCAAACCGACGCGATGCTGAAAGGCGAGGGCATGATCAAGATAGACGGCGCTGGGCTGCAGCCGCATCTCGAAGCGTTCATGTGGGAAATTCTCAAGTCCATTCAGGTCCGCGTGAATCAGGACGGCCTGAAAATGCTGCTCGGGGTGTGACGCATGCGCGCAACATTGACCGCACTGACGTTTGACCCGCTGGGCGTCGTCCATATCGACGCGCTGCCGACCAGCGACGCCGGCGAGACCCGCCGGCGCATGAACCGCATTGCGACGCTCGACGGCGGTGCAGTGGTGAACGATTTCGGATACTCCGAGGCCGACCGAACGATCGTGCTGCGTTGGCGGCCGATGGGCCCCGAACGCGAGGCCATCATCGACACGCTGGTACGCTTGTATTCGCGCCTGCGGCTATCCATCCCGGCCGGCTGCTATCTCGTCGCGCCCGAAACCTACAAACCGGCCGTGGAGGAATCGACTCTCACGCTGCTGGTGCTCGAAAAACTCGCCTGAGGACGCACCATGCCCGCTCCCGCACAAGCCACCTACAGCGCCGCGGCGCTCGTCGCCGCGCACACGTCATTTCGCGACACGATCGATTCCGGCTCCGCCGCCGGATTCATCCGGATCCGCTCATCGACCGATGTGCTGCTCGCGCAGGTCCCGCTGTCCGACCCGTGCGGCACTGTGAACGGCACGACTGGGCAGCTCACACTGTCGATTGCCGGGCCGGACAGCAGCGCGGACAACACAGGCACGGCTGCGTATGGCGAGGTGTGCGACAGCGATGGCGATGTGCATCTGGCTCTGCCCGCCGAGGCCGGCAGCTCGCCGGTCGCCGGCAAGCTCGTGCTCAACACCCTGGCGATCACCGCCGGCGGCACAGTGACGATCGTTTCCGCCACGATCGGGTAAGCTGTGGCCACGCTCGACATCACGCCGCTGTCGCTGCGCGTCACGTCGACGCACACGACGTATGCGAGCACGCCTGATCAAGCCTACATCGACTGGGCAACAGAGCTCGGGGTCTCGACGACAGCGACGCTGCTGACGTTCCTTGACGATGACATGGCGTGGACGTCGACGCTGCAGGCCAAACTCGACGCATCGGCGCCAAACTCGAACTTCTTCATTTCGTCGGAAGCTGGCCTGGGCTTCTACCTGTCGAGCGGGTATATCGACGGCTCGTCGGCGCTGCTGTATTCGGAGTTCTCCGGCATTGTCGGGCGGTTCTATGGCATCAACACTCGCCCCGACCTGATCCTCACGTATCACCCGGCCGAAGACCTGGCGACGTACCAGGGCAAGCTGCAGAAAGCCGGCACGACGACGATCATCTTCGCTAAGCACGGCAAGTTCAACGATCAGAACGTCGCGCAAGTGCGTGTGGCGGCGAAGATCACGCCGAATGAGGTTCGGCTGATCGTGCGCGCGTATGACATGGCCGTGCCGATCAAGATGGTCGAGATGCTGCCCGGCGCGACGGCGGTGCAAGAATACGTCGACGCGTTCTCTCAGGGCTCATCCACGACTTACGAGCACGTTTTCACGCTCGGTCCTCTGAGCGTGAACGGACGCATCGCCGGGCCGTCGATCCTGGGCGCGCCCACGATGCACGGCCCGCTCACGATCAGCGGCCGCGTTTCCGACTCCGGGCCGCTGCGTGCGTTCCAAGGCCTGGCGTCCGTTCCGCCGGCCGGGCGCATTGCCGCCGCCACGATGCTCGGGGCGCCGTCAGCGATGGGATCGCTGGCGCTCAATGGCCGCATTGCCGTGGGGTCGCCGCTCGGACTGCCTGTGGTGCATGGCGTGCATGATTTCACGACCGCGATTGGCGAAGTCATCACGTCCTATGCGATGGACCTGATCGGCCCCGGCGGCACGGTGCGTGTGCCTATCTCGTCATGGCAGGCGACGCTTCAGACCGGCGCAGCGTGCTATGCGCAGTGCGTCATTCCTGCATGCGCGCCATGGGTCGATACGATCAATGCCGCCACGCAGTTTGTGATCTTCCGCCGCGCCACGCTGCCAGCCGGCAGCACGCTCGAATACGAGATGGTCCGCGCGCCGATGCAGACGGCCTCGTTTGACCGCGGGCCGCAGCGATACACGTGCTCGATCAGCGGGTACAGCGCTGCACTCACTGCGGTAGCTGACCCGCCGGCGGTGTATGACCGCCAATTGACCGGCGTTCGCACCACGTCGCGCACTGGCGCGGCGATCCGGGCACGCTGCTCGATCGACTGGCTGCTGCGCCCTGGTCATCGCGCTTTCCTCGATGGCCAGCCTTTGATCGTCGATTACATCAACTATTACGTGAACGAGTCGGATACGTATTGCGACGTGGGGTCGCGCGCCTGATGGGCCGCGCTACGATCCTGTCCGGCGGCGCGGATGGGCTTTATATGGCTCGCCTTGATTTCGGCGTGACTGAGCGTGACGCACGCGTTGTCGCGCTGACGACCCGCATCGGCGAGCTGACGGCGCAGATTGCAGCGTGGCAGGAGACGCTCGATGCATTCAAAGTCGCCGAAGAGGCGCCGGCCGCGGCGGCCGTCGATGCTGCGATTGCTGAGTATGTCGCCGCGGCTGCTGCCGGCGCATCGTCAGACGTGCTCAAGATCAAAGCGGCCGCGCACGGCAAGGCGCTGCAGGCGCTGTTCGATGTCCGCGCCCGCTACGCGCTGCTCGCGCTGCAGCTCAATGACATGACATTGGACCGGGCGCAGGCGCAGCGTGACCGCGCGGCACTTGAGACGTTCGTGCTCGAGCAAGAGCGGCTGGTATGGTGCGCCGATGTCACTGAGGATGCGACGGGCGACAGAGCGACGATCGAGATCCCTGGCGAGTATGGCAACGACGAGCGAATGCTCGTGATCGCGCCTGGAGCCCCGGTGCCGACTGCTGACCACGGCCAGCTTGTCGCGCGTGAGATGCAGTCCGGGCCGCAGGCGTATTTCAATGCCGCGATCCTGCCCGGCTGGCAGCGGCACATGCCGACGTACAGGGCCGGCACGCTGACGGCGGTGAACAGGGTCGCGAATACGGCAGACGTGGATCTCGACGACATGCGGTCCAGCGCGCAGGCGCTGAACATCAATGCCGCACCGACGCTGTCCGGCGTGCCCATCGAGTACATGACCTGCAATGCTGCCGCATTCGAGGTCGGAGACCGTGTTATCGTCGAGCTGCAAGATCGGCAATGGGATCAGCCACGCATCATCGGCTTCATCGATAACCCGCGGCGGTGCGATCGAATTGTGCTCACGCGGCGATGCAGCAACGTCGTCGAGACGGATCTCGGGCCGGTCGGTATTCCGTTTGAGTCCGAGTGGATGGCGTTCAATGCGGCCGATGGGACCGTGACGCATTGGGGCAGCCGCGCGGTCGATGCGTTCACTGACCCGACGCACTACTGGGCAAACGAGAACGGCATGTTCTGGAGGGGCAAGGCGTGGGCGGAGCGCAGCGGGACGTCTCCTGGTGTGCCGACAGTGCTGGACGCGAACGACGGCGAAGTTTTCATTTCGCCGGGCGACTACTGGTCATATTCGGTAGATGGCGCGGAAATCGTTGCCGTGTTCCAGACGTCAGGATCAAGCGCGAGGATCGATGTTTTCAACGCTCAGACATTCGAGATCGAGCGCTCGCTCACGCCTCGGATCATCCCGCTGCGCATCAAAGCGCGCGCGGGGTGGGCGGTCACATCCGGGAACTATGACGGCTGGTGGATGCGTCTCATCGATCACGTGCATGACGTCAATGTCGGCCAGGTGCTCTACGTCGGCGACGTCGTGCTGGATGTCGCCATATCGACGCGGTATCTCGCCGTACTCGTGATGGACTTGGCATTCAACATTGCGCGGATCGAGCTTTACGCGCGCGCCGACATAGTGCCCGACGATCTTGGCAACTATCCGCCGCTCGTGCCGTGCGACACGCTCACGCTCCCCGGAAACGGCAACGGATATGAGGCGCTGTCGATGACCGATAAGCACATCGTCGCAGTGCAAAACCTCAGCGCATTCGCGAACAGTTTCGTGCGCGTGCACAGCATCGTCGATGACGCGATGACGTTCATCGGACAGCACTATCCGTGGCAGATCGGGTGCGACTCTGCGAGCGTCTGGGCTGGCAACTGATCGTCTACAATCAGACGATCACATCGCAGGATTGCTGTCATGCGCGCCATCGCCCTCCTCATTGCCGCTGCGCTGCCGCTCTCCGCCGGCGCGCAGGTCTACAAATGCCAGGAAGCCGGCCGCGTCACGTACTCGCAAGAGCCCTGCGCCGGCCGGGTTGAGGTCATCGACGCCACGCCGGCAACCGGTGGATATGACTCGGGCGCTGCCACTGCGCGCCGGGCGCAGAACAGCCGGATCATGGGGCAGCAGGCGCGCGATGATGCGGAGGTCGATGCACGGCGCAGGGCGACCGATCGGCAGCGTGATGTCGAGCGGGCGCAGCAGCAACAGCGGTGCGACGCACTGCGGCGTGACAAGCGCGATGGCGAGTACTGGTCAAAGGAAATGCGGCACCCTGACAACGTGCGGCGCGAGCAGGAGCGGGCAAAGCAGGCCGGCTCCGCCCTCTGGTGGGAGTGCGGGAAGCTGGACTAGGCCGACGCGCCCCACTCCGCCAGCCCTGCCTCTCGCACGGCCAGCCGAATCCCCGCGCTGAGGTTGCCGGCGCCGATGGCCCTGGCGCGCTCGATCGTCGCTGCGTCGAGCATCACATTCACCCGACGCGCGCTTTCGATCCCAGCCGGGCGGCCTGCGCCTGGGCGTGCTCCGCCGTGCTTCGGTGCCGCCGCTGCAGCGTGCTCCCGGAGCCGCTGCAGGGCCTTCCGCCCGACCCCAGGCACCGCTAGATATTCCGCCTCGCGCGCCGGGTGCAGCGTTCCAGCCAGTGGCAATCCTGCCGCCTCAATGGCAGCCATGGCGCGGGTCAAGATGCCGTCTTTCATCGCGCAGACACCCATCCGGCGTGACGGAAAACCATCACCTTGCGGACGCTGCCGTCCGGCTGGATCTGCTCCGCGCTCTCGCGGACGGAGAACGCATAGACGGGCTCGATACCCTGGTCCAGCAGAGCATCTTCCAGCGCCCGCATCATCCACGGCGCGCCTCCGATCATCGCCCTCTCCGGGTGTTGCTCGGTCGCCATCGCCGCCAGCATGGCGATGTCGGCGCAGCGCGCATCAACTTCCTGCCGCGTAGGCAGGGCATCCACCGTCAGGAGCGCGACAAGCTGAGCCCGCTCCGCTTCGGGAAGGTCTTGCACGCCGGCCGCGACCTGCTCGGCCGTGGCGACGTGCTGCGTCAGGTTGATGATTGCCATCACTTCTTCCCCTTCAGTGCGGCCAAAGCCGCAAACGGACTTGCTTCCATGCGGGCGCGCTCGGATGCGGCCGCTTCCTTTTCGCGCCGATGTTCGGCGGTGCGCTCTTCGCGGATTCGCTCCGCGCACTTCAGCACGGCTTCCGCCGCGCAATCCCAATTGCGGCGGTGCTGGCCCTTCTCGCCGCGCTCGGTGCGCAGCGTGGCGATGTTGGCCTCCATGCCCCACTCGCTCGCCACCATCGCGGCGGCATCGGCCAGGGCGAACATCTCGCCCCACTGCTCCGCGCGGATGTCGCGCGCCCAACCTTCGACTGCCGGAGATGCTGTCGTCGGCAGCCACTGAGCCGATTGGTAGTGCACCAGCCGCCCTTCGGCGGCTTCTGAGACTGCGTTCTACCCGATGACCGATGGCACGCACGAACTGGTATTCGGCTGTCGCGTCGCTGCACCAGGCAGTACGCGCATCGTACCCATCCGGAGAGCCTACATCGTGATCAATCAGATTCGTTCTACAAACGAAAACGAGGGCCAGTAACGGCGCTGGTTCTGCCTGTGGATAGAATTTCATGGTGTAGAGCGAAACGAGCCTCAAGGCCATGAATGATATCGATTTGGCGTAGGCTTTAGGTTCCAGCGCCGCAAGGCGTGAGAGTTCGAGTCTCTTTCCCCGCACCATCAGGCCTTGCGGCAGTTATCAACAGGCTGTGAGTAATCTACTAACCGGCAATCGTTCTACAAAATCACTTCACCGGCTTGACCTTGTCGCCCCGCCGGGCGCGCACGTAGTGTTCGGTCATGCCGCGGGTGGTGTGCCCGAGCAAGGCCTGCGCTTTGTCGAGCGCTTCGATGTCGCTCGCGGCTTTCGCGCGCAGGTCCCGAAACTGAATCCCGCGTAGCCGATTGGCGGCGGCCGTGTTCGGCGCGGCCTGCGCCGCCGCTTCCCGGGCGCGGTCGAAGCGGTGGCGCAGTTGCGACTTGCCGAGCGGCTGGCCTTTCTCGTCGCAGATCAGCGCGAGCGAACGCACGCCGCGGATGCTGGCCTTGCGGGCTTTGATGCGCTCGATGAGCGTGGCCAGTGCGCCGACGATCTCGATTCTCAGCCGGGCGTCGGTCTTGTTCTGCTCGATCTGCAGCGTGCCGCCCCGGATGTCAGCCTCGCTGATCTTGCGCAGGTCGGCGGGGCGCTGGCCGATGAGGTAGGCGAGTTCGATCGCCTCGCGCAGCGGCTCGTCGGCGTGCGCGAGGATGGTCGCCATCTCGTCGTCTTCGACGTAGATGTCGCGGCCGGTTTCCTTGTGCCGCTTCACGCCCACGGTGGGGTTCGGTGCGGTGGTGATGCCGCGATCGCGGGCCCAGTTCCAGGCGGCGGATAGCCAGGCGATTTCGCGGTTGGCGCGGGTGGCGCCCTCGTTGGGCTTGATCGCCAGCGGCTTGCGACCTTCCGCCTCGCGTTTCGCATTCGCCTCGCGCTTGGCGCGCTTGGTGTCTTCCACACGCCAGTCCAGGTACTGGCGGATGTGGATCGGCAGCACCTGGTCGAGCGGGGCAGGCGGGTCGCCGAAGAATCGCAGCAACGCGGGCAGGGCATAACGGATGTCGTCGAGCGTGCCGGCCTTGCGGCCGATGGCGGTGCGGGTGTTCCAGTCGGAGAGCATCTCGGGCACCGTGACGGCCGGGGCCTTCATCGTTTCGACTTGGCCAGCGTAGGCGCGCAGTGCGTCGGGGAAGTTGCTGCCGAGCGGTATCCATGGCCGCGAACCGTCCGCCTGCTTGCCCTTGTCGAGGTAGTACCACACTTGGCCGCGGGCGCCTTTCTTGGCGCGCATGCCCGGCGGCAGGTTGAGGTTGACTGTGGGTTTGCGGCCCATGGATAGCCTATCGACTGAAAACGCGCGGCGTCCATCCGCGGGCGGCTTCGGCTGGCGCCGTCTGCTGGCCAAGGATGGCTGCGCGAGTGACGACGGGACGCCCGATCGCGTTGATGTGGAAGGGGATCAGCATGCGGCGCAGCGCCTCGATCTGCAACCTGCGCACCTTGCGGCCGGTGAGTTCGGCGAGCTCGTCGTCGTCCAGGAACAGGCGGTCGGTCGTCATGTCGCGGCCTCTTTCTCGAGTTCTCCCACCCATCCGTCGACAACGAGTCCGGCTCCGACAAGCTCGCCGCCGTGCTTCGACATCGGGTTGTCGCGCAGGCCTGCGTAGTAGTCCATGGCGGTACCGATCTCGATCATCTCGGCACTCAGTGTGCGCAGGCGGGCGATGATTTCCATGCGTGTCATGCGGCACCTCGCCGTGTTCTCCATGCAAACGATACGGGTTCGGCCATCACCCACAGGTGCCGCATGTTCGCCACGTTCACGACGTCGCGGTCAGCGGGAAAGACCTCGATGGCGTCGCTGTCGCTGTAGCCGGCCTCGTGCTTCAGGCGCTGCAGCTCGTCCCACGTGATGCCGTCCTGCCAGCGTTGGCCCTGCAGGTATGTTCTGCTGATCGAGAGCCGTACATGAACCGGCGGTGGCTCCGGGAAGACCTGCACCAGAAAGTCGCGCGAGCGCAGCACGCGAATCTGCCCGCCGGTCTGATTCGGCCACTGCTCGCGGGGAACTTCCTGCAGCGTGGCGGGCTGCCTGGCGTTCTCGCGTTCCAGTTCGCGTCGCTGGGCTCGGTTGGTGATTATTGTCATGATGCTACTTCTGGGTGCGTTGGAACGCGGACTGAGTGATCTTGTCGGCCTCCAGCCAAGTCGCCCGTCGGGCAGGATTGAGGATGTCCAGCAGATGCACGGTCTGGTTGATGGCATCGTCGAGCGCATGGTGCTTGATGCCAGCTACGTTGATGCGGATATCCCGGTTCAGCGCCTTGATGGTGCGATAGCAGCGGTCGTGCCGCCACGCCCACGGCGCGGGGATTCCGGCGCGCTGGTAGGCGCCGCGCAGGATGACGTTGTCGAAGCCGGCGCCGTTGCCCCAGATGTGGGGCTCGGGGTCCGCCGTCGATTGCAGCCAGCTCGAAAATGCAGCCAGGGCGGCGCCGATCGGTTTCCGGTCGTCGGCGATGATTTCGGCGCGGGCATCGTCGTCCTGCGCCATCCACCAGCAGACAGTATCGGCGTCCATCACGCCGCCGGCGTTGATCGCGGATGAAAGGTCGACGCGGCAGTAAAAGCACGGCCCGAGCGCGCCGGCCTCGATGTCGAATGCGACGGCGCCGATGGCCACGATGGCCGCATCGGGGCCATTGCCCATGGTTTCGAGGTCGAGCATGACCTCAGGGAAAGTGTGTTCACTCATGCTGCCTCCAGTTGCCGCATCTCGCGGCCGGTGAATGCCATCAGGTCAGGGACGTTCGCTCGAGCCAGCGCCGCGGCCAGCGGCGGGCTGACGCTGTTTCCGCACATGCGCACCTGGGCGCGCTTTGAACGATCCGCACGCTGGTGCGGGATTCGATTTGTCGTTCCATGTGCAAGGCCTCAGGCGTTGAAAACAAGATCCAGAAACCAGAACCGATCGACCTTGCGCAGATCGACCAGCACGGCGTGCGTACGGACCCACTCGCGCAGGGCTTTGCGCGCGATGTGGTAGTGATCGCCCTGAGTCTCGGTGCGATGCGTGCCGCGGCGCTTGGCGGGCAGGCTCTCCTTGTCGATCCAGCGAATGACCGTCTTTGGGTCGACGCCCATCAGGCGGGCGAGCGCTCCCGCGGTGTAGTGATCCGGGTCAGTCGTATCGACATCGACGCGTTTACGCCGGACGGTGATCGCTGTCTCGCTGCGCGCGTAGCCGGCGGTCTTGAACTTGCGTGCAATGTGTCTCGGGTGGCAGTGCGCCCACTCGGCCAGCAGCGCGTCTTCCTCGCGCGACCACGGCGGCGCCTTCGTGCGCGGTGTGACAAGGCCTTCGAGCACGGCGCGTTTGCTGACAGCGTGCCGCGGCTTTCCAAGGCGCAGGGCCAGTGCGACCACGTCGCATTTTTGCGGGCGCGACTGATACACGCGGCGCAGGGCCGCCAGCTCGGCATCTGTCCAGGTCCATTGCTGGCGTGGCGCCCTGGTGGTGGGAGCGCGCAGCCCGTGTTTGCGCGCCTGCTGGTAGATGGCGCGCAGATCACGGTGCGGCAGGGCCGCGGCCGTGGCTGTCGGGCCGGCAGTGGGGTAGACACGACGTAGGGTGTCCATTTCAGCCGTGGTCCAGTGGTAACGCGGCGCCCGCTTTTGCGTGCCGACGTGGTCCGTGGTGGCGGTCATTCGGCGATCTTCCATGTCTGGTAGCGATGAGGAGCAGTGCCGATCCTGCCGCAGCTCGTGATTTGTCCTTCCCGCTCCAGTTCGCACAGCGCAGCAGCCGGCGAGCGAGGCAGATCAAGCGCGGCGCGGATCTGCTCGGTGCTGCACGGCTCGGTCTGGCTGTCCAGATAGACGAGCATGCGCTGCCGGGCGCTGTTGGGGTTGATCGGTCGGCCGTTGCGCGGCGGTGCCGTCTGGGTGACGGCTGTCTGCGCGAGGCCGCCAATCAGGCTGGAAAGAAGGGCGCTCATGGCGTCACCAGCCCAGCGCGTTCGACCTCGATCTTGATGCAGGTCTCGTCGAGGAAGGCGCGGGCCTCGCGCAGCGTCAGCTCGCCGGCCTTGTTGCGCAGCGCCGTCGCGCATGCGCGGGCCGCGTCGATATCCGCCTGGTGGATCTCGTCGTCGGTTTCCAGCAGGCGGGCGAAGTGCTTGATCGGCTCGACGTCGATCGTCCAGCCCTTGCGCCGGGCGGCAATCTCGTGAAACTCGGCAATGCCGCGGATCGCCTGTGCGCTGTTGTGCCAGTCGTTCGTGCCTGCGTCGTACAGCACGGGCTCGCCGGCAGAAAACTCGACGGTGCCGTCCTTCTCGAGGCGGTCGAGGATCGTATCCAGCGGCGCGAACACACCGTGCACGTTCCAGGGGATGAGCCGCAATGGAATATCCAGTCGGCTGGCCGGGCGATGCTTCGGCGTGCGCGGTGCCCGCCGCATGGCCTTGTCGAGCCGGCGGCGATCTGCGCGAGACAGGGCGGTAGGCTGCGCGTTCATGCCACAACTTCCCGCGCAATCACGATCTCCATGCCAACCCGGTGGGCGACATGCATTTCCAGGTGCGCTCCGGCTGACTTCTGCCAGCCTTCCATCAGGGCCAGTGTGTCGCAGGTGAGCAAGGCAGCGAGGTCGCGGCGCATGCACTCGTGCCACGGCATGGCCGTGTCGGTGTTCAATTCGGCGGGATTGACTACGTCATATCCAAGGGCGGTAAGGCGTTCGGCCTCGGCGTAGAATGCCGGAAAGTTGAACATGGGCAGGCCTGTCATCGGCCCGCTGATGTAGATGCGATTCAAGATGCTCTCCGGTAGAGTCAGCATGGTGGTGCCGGGCTCGATCTGCGGACGGCTCGGGCGCGGAGCTTGTTGTTGCGGTTGTTGTTGTTCTGGTTGCCGTTGTTGAAGTTCTGATACCAGGCGTAGTCCGGGTCGGACTCGTGGAGAACCCTGTCGTGCTATCGACGCTACCTGCCCGATCGCTCAGGCGGGCGGCTGCGCAGGACGCAGCCTGGCTGCTGCCAGCGGTATCCGTGGTGCGCATGGCGGTGGGCTTGTGGCCCAGCGTCACGACCAGATTGAAAGTTCGCTCAGTCATGATGGCCTTGACCTTCAGGAAACAGGCGAAAGTGCGGAACGGCGCCAGCCACTGGCCTGCTTGCCGATGCTGGTGGTGAGATCAGTCGCCTGTGCATACTGCTTGACGCTGATCAGGCGCTTGTCGCGCGAGAGGCGTAGCAGCAGCTCGGCCACCTGGAGGCGCTCGAGCAGGGCCTCGATGTGCGGGGCCTTCTCTCGGCTGCAGTTGGCCCGGAAGATGAGCGTGATGATCTCGACGCATTCATCGCGGAGCTTCGAGCCGATCGACGCCTTGAAGTCGCGCGGCATGTTGCGCGCGAGTTCGGTGATGGCGTCGAGCAGGCTGTAGGCTGCGCGATAGATCGGAAGTTGGTCGTGGCGTGCCATGCTGATGGAAAGTGTTAAATCACTGAATAATCAATCTGCGGACGGCTCGGGCGCGGAGCTTGTCGCTGCGGTCGTTGCTGCCCTGGTAGCCGTCGTCGAAGTACTGACCCCAGGCGCAGTCCGGGTAGGACTCGTGGAGCTGGGCCGACCAGTACCAGGTCTCCTGGAACTCACTCTTGAGGTTCGCGTACAGCAGGGCGTGTTCGCGCCGCGTCGGAAGTTCGCCGGCGACTTCTGCTGCCCACTTGAGCGCCGATTCGTGCGTAAGACCTTCGGCGTCGCCGGGCAGCAGGATGAGGTGGTATGCGGCCTCAGCGTCGTGGCCCAGAACGATGCCGGCGTAGCGCTCGCCCGGCAGAAGATCGATGGTGGCGGCCGGCAGGAAGAACGAGCGCGCCTGCTGCTGCGCTTCGAGGTTGGCGATCATCTCGGCAAGGCGGACTTGAGTAGCCTTGACGTCGTCGAGCGTGACGGTGCTCATTGGTCGTCCTCTGAAATTGATAAAGGGTTAAATGGGCAATCTGCGGACGGCTCGGGCGCGGAGCTTGAGGGTGCGGTAGTCGTAGTACTGGCGGCCGTAGCGGAAGGTCTGACACCAGGCGTAGTCCGGGTCGGACTCGTGGAGCGTGTTGCTCCAGTACCAACCGCTATCGAACTGGTCGCGCTGATGGGCAAACAGCAATGCCTGCTCCGGGCGGCTGGGAAGGTCACCGCCGACACTGGCTGCCCATTTGGTGGCGGCCT